CTTCCGATCTTGAGGGCGCGCGCGGCAATCTCATGCCGGGCTGGATCCCAATCCATCATGAGCCGGGAAAGCGCGTCAGCAGATCATTGCCCGGCAAATGCGGTTCACCGCGAAAATTGACGGCATTGTCAAAACGTTCGGCGCAGGTGAAAATGCGTTTGTCGCAACCTTCGAAAAGTTCGACAAGCGCACCTGGTTGCGCCATTTCGGGCGGCGGGCGGTCAAGCAGCAACGCCGTGGCAGTCGTACCGATAATGGAATGGCGAGACCCGCAATTGGCACCGCTGTGCCAGCGCAATACGCCTTGGTCGAATTTGATAAGATCGGCGGGGTCCAGCCCGTTCAAAACGACTTCCACGTCATCGATGGCCAGTAACGAAGCGCGTCGTCGGAAACGTTGCCCGTTCAATCCACATTGTGCGCCGCAAAAATGTTCTCGGCAAGTTGGCGAGGTGAAAGGAGCGACTGGCATCGAAAGCCGTGCCGCAGGCCCCTCCACTTCAACGGAAAATCTGCCCGCGCCAAATTCTACCGAACCCAGCCAGCCGGTAGCGAGCGATCTGCGGCCCGCATTGACGTCCGACCAATCAAAAAGGAAAACTTCCAGTCGAGCTCCATCCCATCTGCCTGCCCGCAGATCATCAGCGCGGAATGCGTCCGAACTCAACGCACCACGTACATCAAGACCACCGTCTTCAAGCCCCGACCGTTCAGTAATCGAAGTCGGAATCAGCCCCGGACTTGCACGATAGCGCAACCCTTCAAGCACGACATCACGGTCGTGTGATGTGAAGCCAACGGTGATGCCGTCGCGTCGTTCCAGCCGCCACCCAAATGCCGAACTGGTGACGGGCCCTTCGAGCCATAGGTCTGCCATTACCCTTCCTTGACTTCGACCAGCATCATTGACGGCATGGCCCCGGCGCCAAATGTTACGCGGTTTACCGTGATACGATCATCAACAAAGCGCACAGGAACGTCAAAGCGGAAGCCAGCGCTGATCACGGCACCGACAGCGGGGGGATCGACAAAAACAATCTCTCCCCTTTCGCCAAGCGTCCAATTGATGACCAAAACGCCATCAATGGCCACCAGAATCGATCCGTTTCTTGGTCGCGTGATATGCCGTATTTGCGCATCTGGACCGTTGCCATAATGTTTCACCAACTGGAAACGGGTGCGTACTCCGTCCCCTATTGCCAATGTCTGGTCATTCGCTGTGGGTACGCCGAGCATATCATTTGAACTGTCGTCAAACGGATCGGCAAAACGGAACGCAACTGCACTGCCGCGCCGCGCCCGAAAAAATGTGATCAACAATCCCAGTTCGTCTTCGGATCTTACCCCTGGTGCCACATCATAGGCCATCCGCGCGTCCGACCAGTCGCTATTGCGGCGTTCATGCCCCGATATGGTCGTGACAATCTGGGTGGAAAATTCTGCAATCGCTTCTGCATCCCGCCCGATTGCGACCGGAAACAAAACATCGTCAAATGGCTGCACATCATCCTCGCTTTCATTGCCGATCCGGAAATGTGTGAAGCCGTCACGGGCGATTTGGGGCAGTGCCCAAATGTAGGTTTGCGCTGTATTTCGCTTAGCCGCACCGGCGGCGGCAATTTCAATATCGCGCCATTGCGCCTGATCCTCCGGCCTCAACACAAAGCCGGAAAAATAGTGCTGCTCTTCAATGGGATAACCAAGGCGCGCCGTCGCAAGCGCTATTCCTTTTTCCGTCGCTCCATGGTTTCCGCTTGTCACCCAATCATAATCTTCCAGCTGCAGCACATCAAAGGCAGGGGCCGCCCAACCGACCGGCACATTGGCCCGTTTTGCGTCGGGGGCCAGCGGATCAAGCACGGTTGGCAGATAGACCAAAACATAGCTGGTAAACGGTGACGTTCCCGCTTCGTCCCTGACGGCAGCGACCAGCGCCGCTGTCGATGAGGCGAGCAATTCCCCTGCCCTGTCCAGCATGGCTTGCTGTGCGGCAGACTTGGCTCCGCGGATATCATTGATCGGGACGGAAAGCGGACCAAATGCCGCCGTTGCTGCGGCATCATAAAGACAGATCCGATGATCGGTCGTAATCCACCACCAGGGTTCACCCACCTGAAACTTCACCGGCAGACCTGCCAGTTTCTGGATATAGCCGAAGGCGCGGCCAACCGCCTGCAAATATCCCATCGCACCGGCATGAGCTGGAGAGAGCAATGTCGATGGAGGTGACCAACCCGTCAGCGCCGGATCGCCATTTGCGGATCGCTGTTTCCAGTCATTCCAGCAATGGGCATCAAATAATTCGTAACTGAGCGAGAAGATCAGATCAAAACCATAGGCCTTTGCGCGGTTTGCAAAATCGAGGTGCCAACTACGGCACGGCGTGTTCAGGGCACCACCCCCCAGACTGACATAATGACCGTCCCCTAACGGTTCGAGCCGAAAATAATGGCTCATCCCGACATAATGGTTGATCGTGTCCCGGTAACCCAGCGCCTCTATCTGCCGCAGCAGCCGTTCAGGTGTCTGGTTATAGGCGTCGTCATATCCGGTTGCCATTTTGAGGTCATGTTCAGGCAGAACCACATCGCCGGTATCAAGCATGACCCCAGCGCCGTCACACCGAATCCGTTCCAGTTCCAGCCAGCCTTCGACACCTGCGGCAAAAGGCGTGCCCGCCGCAGAATAACCGGCTGGCACCATTGAAATGAACATGCGGTCGATATCGCCGGCAAACACTGGTTGCGCCTCATCCGGCAAAAGAAAGCCGCCCTCAAGGGCACTGAAGTTCAAGGTGATTTCGGCATCTTCAGGCGTGCCTTGCGCATAGTTCCACAGCCGGACATACCAGCTTTGCGGCTGCCCGGCTGCATCGCGGCCTTCGATCGTCAGCGTCGGCCCATTGACCGCATCCAGTGGCAAAATGCCGCCGGACCGCCAGCGAAAGCGAAGCGTTAGCCGCCGGTAATCGCGGCAGGTTTCATACGCGAGCAGCGGATGATCCCAGCGATCCTCACTGTCCCAGATCAGGCCTGCCAGATTATCACTGCGATAGAAAACAGTGTCCACGCGAAGCGCTTCCGGCCCGGTCGTCACCACGGATGCCATCATCGGACGCGGAAAATTCAACGTCCAGAAGCGAGGATCGAAGCGCATCACAGGCTGGCTGGCCTGGCCCCGCCTTTTTTCGCACAACCAATAGGCCATAGTCAGTTACCAGCCTGAAGCAGAGCATCGCGAACGGCCCGCGCAACCTGCCGCCCCGAACGCTGCAGGGCCTGTGGTGCGCTCATTCTGCCATTGTCCGAAACGCTGATATTCAGATGGATAGCATTTGGGCCGCTGCGCCCCGTCAAGGTTTCGATCCGGCCGCTGCCGGTGGGAACAAATACTTCCGGCCCCTGTTCGCCAACGCGATAGGCCCGACCGGGGGAAACCGGCCCTCCTGTCGCTCTACCCGGCAGCCCAAGGGCACCGCCGAGTAGCGAGCCGAGCGAGGCAATCAACCCGCCAGACCCTGCCTGACCGCGATTGCCGGTAAGGCTGTCAAGGCCGCTGCGGATGGCCGCCCCTGCAATTTCAGACAAGACAGACATCGCCACGCGGCGCAAATCTTCAAAGCCGAATTTGCCACTTTGCAGGGCACGGGCCAGGCTGTTTTCCAGCGTGCGGCCAGCGCGATCCAACCCGCTTGCGAACGGGCCATCAATCTCGGCGCGCATTGCGGCGACATCACGCGCAAATCCTTGCGTGTCAGCGCGCACGGCGATCACCAGTCTTTCGATTTCTTCATCCATCAGGAAACTGCTCCATCAATGCCTTGAGCACATCACCACCCGCGCTGGTGTCGATCTTCGCTTGGAACGCGCGCATAATGGCGCCCAGTTCTGCAGGCGTGGCATTCCAGAAATCATCGGGCCGCCATCCGAAAAGCAATGCTGTCTGACCACCAAGTGCGGACGCTGTGGCGCAAAAACTGTCATCACCGCGACTGTTGGAAACCGACGCGCGCGCTGCCACCACCTCAACGCCCCATCAGTATCTGGCCGAGGATTGTTTTCAGCGCCGGTGTGACCTGCGACAGGCCTGCAGCGGCAATCAACTCGCAATATTCTTCGCGCGTCTGCTCCTCTGGTGCATCACAACGGCAATGCCACAACAGCGATGCCATTTCCGATAGGGTCAACTGCCCCGCTGCCGCCCGTTCGAGCAGGGCAAATAACGAACCCAATTCATCCTCGGCTGCGATTAATGCTGCGAAGGTCGGGCGCAGCAAAATGCCTGCAACCATGGCTTCGCCGCGGGCGCGATTGGCTGGGCGCGTCATAAAGTCGTGACCTGACCCGAACTTTCAAGCGCGAGGGTGTAACTACGCTCTCCATTGAAGTCGCCCGCATAGTCGAGCCGTGCAACCAGAAAGCGGCCGCGCATCCGTTCTCCGCTTTCAAAGCTGAGCTCGTAATCATCAAGCGTTCCCGACAATGCATTGGATTTGATCCGGTTTTCTGCCGATGATCCCGTGAACACACCGGCCCCCGATACCGAAACAGACCGCACACCAGCGCCCGACAGCAATTCGCGCCAGGCACCCGAACCCTTGTTGGTGATCACCACGGCGTCGCCATTGATGCTCAACTGCGTCGTCCGCAAACCGGCAATCGTGGCATAAACCGGCGGCACAGCTCCATCGCCAATCTTCAGCAAGAAGGCGCTTCCCTTTTCTGCGGGCATTATTACTGTCTCCTGTTCAGGACGACTCAATCTGGGGAGAGGAGGTCGCCATGTTGTTGATGTTGATGATGGCTGGATCAGCCATGATTGCTGCACCGCAACCGGTGCAGCAGAAAACTGCTTCGTCGAACTGCGAGGCGGCACCCTTGGCGGTTTCATTCGAGGTGAAGCCTGACGGGAAGCAACCGGTTGCAACACCCGAATTGCCGGGCGGGCGAAAAGAAGCGCGCGACCCGGCGCAGGCTCTGCCCGAATGCAAGGATGAACCGGTCAAGCGCCGCAAGCGCAAGAATGACTATCCCTTGGCCTAAGAAAGCTAAGGTTACACCGTCCGCAGCATACGGACGCGATATTCAATCAACCCCGCCCAGGCTGCCGCAGGATTGCGCGCAACAAAGGATCGCAGGAAAACGCAACTGGCAATGCGCCAACCGGGTATGTCGCGCGGCAAGGCCGCTACCGCATCTTCGACATGACCGACCAATTGATATATTCGGGCCGCGCTTTCACCATCATCCCAGACGGTGAGCGCGATCCGTATTTCGCGGCCGGTTGCGGTCTTGGTGCTCCAGTCAGCCGTTAGGCCGTCCCCAACCGAAATATAGGGAAACGGG